AGTAACCTTGTCACAAACGCAAGCGAATTTTTGAAGTATGTACAAAAGCTATCGAAACATGGTAGTAAATTATTTGCTCCAAAGAAACAAGCATTGAAAAAGCAAGTTACAAAGTCTATCTCAAAACCTAAGCCATCCACAAAGAGAGTTACAAAACCATCTCCACAAGTTATAACACCTATAATTCCATCGCAAGCGAGAGTTACGCTTCCGAGTGAAAAGAGTTACTCTCTCCGAGATTTGACGAAAAAGGAATACAAGACGCTGCTTGCATATTTTAAGGATATAGAAAAGAATCACGAAAAAATAGATGCTATGTTAAAGCCTGGAGAGATATGGGGCGCAAGGATAGAGAACATGAATGTAGTGGAGAACTACGCTAGTATCAGGGGATTGGCCGCAAGGTTAGGTGCGTCTGATAGGTTAATAGAGACAGGGAAGAATCCAAAGTATCGAGAGAGTTTGATAGAGAGTTTCAGTGTGATAACGTTTGGAAACCGGAAGACGGGGGATTCAAGCGCGGCTTCTTTGTTTGCGGCGCAGAAACAAAAGCAGAAAGTTAAGCGGATTGAAAGGAGAAAGAAAGTCATGGCGAAAGCAACGATAGCAGCGCAACCGAAGTTTGCAATCAAGAAGAAAAAAATGGGGATAACTGACATGCTTGAAAGTCTCTTGCAGAAACAAGAAGAGATGGGTAAGGCATTGCAAGCAGCGGAAGCGAGAGCAGAGAAAGCGGAAAAGCAGTTGCGAAAACTGTTGCAACCAAAACCAGCGAAGAAACAAGTTGCTAAGAAGAGAGCAGCGAAGAAACGAGGATAGGTTATGATCGATTCAAATTTTCCGTTAATGGTTGTATGCCCCGAATGTTATGCAGCGATAGGCGCTAAGTGTACTGAAAGGTCAGAGCATATAGCATGGTTTTACGGTGAAAAATTCGTTGATTGGTTTCACTTCCAACGTATTTACAAAGCGAAAGCTGAACACGAAATGTCTAATTTAGGTGTACGTTGGAATTGGCAAAAAGTACAACCGCGCAAAGGTCAAATGATACGGTTGTTTCATCCGATGTTTCCACCTGGTGGAATAAGGTTGGAATTTATGGATGAGAATTGGCAACCGTGTGAAAGTTTACAGCATTTGCTGACATGGGAGTTATGTGCGTGAGCAAGACTCCGATTTACACAATGGATATTGAGACCGACCCATTCAAGCATGGGCGAATGCCAGAGCCTTTTTGTGTTGGATTTTATGATGGTCACACGTTTGTGAATTTTTGGGGAGATGATTGCATAGCACAAGCATGGGAGTATGTGCGCAGACAGCCGGTAGGAATCATATTCATGCACAATGGTGGAAGGTTCGATGTATTTTATTTGATACGTGCAGGATGGTTACAGCCGTTTGAGGGTCACAGTTTGGAAGAAGCAAACATGATGATTATAAATGGGCGTATTGTAAGAGCGGAGATGCATTGTGTTGATGGAAAGCACGAGATAAGGGATAGTTACGCGATCTTGCCTTTTCCATTGCGTGATTATAACAAGGATGAGATAGATTACAACAAAATGGAGAGAGAAAACAGGGAAGAGAATAGAGCGGAGATTGTATCCTATCTATGCGGAGACTGTAGATATTTATGGGAGTTAGTAAGTGGGTTTGTGGAATCGTTCGGAAAAAAGTTGACTGTTGGAAGCGCATCCATGGCAGAGCTACAAAAGGTACACAGCTTTACCTTGTTGGATGCGGCACAGGATAGGAGTGTGCGAGAGAATTATTACCATGGTGGCAGGGTGGAATGTTACAAAAGGGGAGTTGTCAAGGGTAACTTTAGAGTATATGATGTAAACAGCATGTATCCTTTTGTGATGCGGACTTTTAAGCATCCTATCGGAGCGCCTGTTTTCTACGGCAAGAAAATTACACCACAAACTTGTTTCGTGAGTGTGGAAGGAAAGAATTATGGAGCGTTCCCGAGCAGGGAAAAAAACGGACTTCGATTTGATAGAGAGTCTGGAATCTTCCATGTTACCATACATGAATGGGAAACGGCCATTCGTTATGGTCTTTTTGTGCCGCAACGAATCCTGCAAACCATCGACTTTGATAATCAAGGTACATTTTCCGAATTTGTCAACAAGTTTTACAGCTTACGTGTCAGAGCGAAAGCTGAAAATGATAGCATTCATTCTCTTTACTATAAGTATATACTCAATTCCTCATATGGAAAGTTTGGTCAGAATCCTGAAAACTATTTTGACTACCAGATTACATTGAGCAGCGTTTGCTTAGCAGAGACATGGGAACCGGCATATTTTCCGAATGAGGATTACATTATATGGAGACGCAAGTCTAATGAGTACAGATTTTATAACGTTGCTACGGCTGCAAGTATCACAGGGGCCGCTCGTGCAGTACTCATGGAAGCGATTGCAAATGCGACAGGAATTTTATATTGCGATACGGATTCGCTGATTTGTGAAACGCTTTCTGGAGTCGCTTTCGATGAGAGTGAACTTGGAGCATGGAAAAAAGAAGCGAATATTACGAAAGCGTGCATAGCAGGAAAGAAACTGTACGCTTTGTTTGACATTACAGGATGCGTCAAGCAAGCGAATAAAGGTGTAAAGTTGACGGCGGAAGAGATAGAGAGATTATGTGAAGGGGAAGAGATAGAGAGCAAGAGGGATGCACCTAGTTTTAAGGTTGGAAGTCTGGTATCGGATGCAATGATACCTGGAAAAATTCAACACACTTTTGTAACGCGGAAAGTTAGAATGTTATGATTTGCATGGTTCCGAAATGCAACGTGAGGATAGGTGAGCATCATTTAATGTGTGTTGCTCATTGGAGACAACTTCCGAAGGAATTGAAAGATGAACTTCAAAAACGGCTTCATGGATGGTCGCACGACGCGGCACGAGAGTGTTTGGGTGAGTATCTTGCTAATCCTGAAAAATGGATTGTTGGAAAGTTAGGGTGAAACATGACGGGCGGACAAACAGAAAAGGTTGAAGTGCCGATGTATGAACAGGTGGTTTCTGGACTCATGGAAGTTGCGTCTACAATGTTCCTAGCTGCTTTGAATCCAGATAAAACTGTAAGAAGCATGATAGTAATGGAAGTGTGGAGCAGTTTTCGCAGCATCATTTCTATCATGCTTATGCAGCAAAACACTATTTTACGAGAGCCCGATTACAGGCGATTGGAAGAGTGTTTTGTATTCGCGCATGAGTGGAGACATGGAATGCTTGACCCTGTTCCTGTATCTGTTCCTTCGCTGGAGTTTTGTCAATGCGAATGTGCATTCAAGTTGCGAAGGCTAGACAGGATGATTGATGAATCTGTGTAAATAGCTCTTGACGGGCGGGGCTGTGAGTGCTAGGCTGTAGAAAGGAGTGTGAGCTATGTTACTGCCACAGTTGAAGCCATTCAAGTACGTGCCGGATTCGCAGTTGCAAGAGGGAAGGATAATTATTCCTTTCGAGTTTGACTTCGGAGCGTTATCGAGTGTCAAAATTCCCGGTTGGCAATATCCTGTGTCAGTTTCTGACTTCATTATTTCGTTGCAGGATATTCAGGGATCAACTTCGATGAGTGCGGCAAAATCTCTTCAATTTACTTTCCATTCAAATTACTATCCTGTAGATGAAGATGACGCGCTAGGTCCAATGATTGTTTGGATTGAAGATACGTCTTTTGTTTTCGGTGTTTCTGTAACCGTTCAATATCTTGCATCGGGTGGTTCTCCATTTATTGCAGGTGTTGTATCTGGTTGTATTCCGTTGCTTGCAACGGATAAAAGCAAAATTCATTTTTCGCAATTCCCGAATGTCAAAAATGGCGTATCAGGTGCAACCGCACATGGTAATGTTCATGGAATACTGACAAATTTCGAGACGCAATCTTATATGTTTGGCGGAGCAGGATTGCAAAATCCATCACCATTTTAATCAATTTGAAACTGAGAGGATAGGAAAGCCATGAACGGAATGCAGATGTTACTACAGGCGATAGGTGTTGACCCTGTAGAGATTCAAGCAACGATTGAGAAAGCGAAAAAAGACATTCCCGAATTTGCTTCCAAAATCGATGCTCGCGTGAAAGCCATCGAAGAAAAAATCGATTCGCTTTTGGAAGTAACAAAACAGATTCTCGAAAATCAAGCTATGATTGACAAAGGCTTGATTCTTGAGCCTCCAAAGATTGACGCGGAAGTTATAGCGTTCAAAATTCGTCCGCTACCAGAGTCTCTTGAAAGGTATCTTGACGAAACAGGTTAGGAGAAAAACATGGAATCGGTTGAAACGGTCATAGTCGAACGCGAAACAGCGGTGACGCCAGAAGGCGCTACGGAAACTGTAGTTACGGAAACCGCTGTTGAAAATGACAGAGAGGATGGAGAATCATGGCGAGAGCCTTTGGAAGCAATCGCAAGTCTGAGCAGGGAAGTACTAACGGAGTTGAAAATGTTGCGGGAATCGACTATGAATCAACAAGCGATCCAGCAAACGGAAGCGCAGCGAACAATAACGGAACTGACAGCCCAATTGTCGGCGACACAGGCAGCGACAATGGAAGCGATGGTAAAATTGTTGACCCCGATACCATCCCAGTCAAACTCAATAAGGACGGAAGTCCTCGAAAGAAGCGTGGAAGAAAGTCCGGCAGCAATTCAACCGGCAGAGCCTCCAAAAGCGAGACGGCGGACTCTCTAAACGCTCTGCTTTATTCACTTCACAAAATGGGTGCAAGTTTCTTGCACATTCCAGAGATGGAATTGAGTGAAGAGGAATCACAGGGACTCGCAAAGGCAATTGCTCGTGTTACGGATTTATACGAGTTGCCGATTGTGAGCGAAAAAGCTATGGCTTGGATTGGTCTTGCTTGTGAATGCGGCAAGATATACGGTCCAAGAATCGCCGCTCATTCTATCAACGCAAAAAAAGCGAAAGTTGCAAAGGCGCAACCGATAGCTTTGATGTGAAACAATGTCAGACAATGTTAGGTTGCCTAATTCGAGTCAACGAATTGCCATTGTCGGCAGAACTGGTTCCGGCAAAACGGTTGCGGGATTGTGGCATCTTTCAAAAACAAATTTTGATACTCACCCATGGGTGATTATCGATTACAAGACGGATGAACATATCAACGCGATTGAACGTGCAGAGAAGATTGATTTATCCAGTGTTCCAAAACGCAAGGGAATTTATATCGTTCATCCCTTGCCATCTCAAGAAGAGGAGGTCACGGAGTTTCTTTGGAAAATCTGGCAACAGGAAAACACAGGCATATATGTGGATGAGGGTTACATGCTTGGAAAAAACAAGGCGTTTGAAACATGCCTTGTGCAAGGTCGTTCAAAACACATCCCTATGATTGTCCTTTCACAACGTCCTGTTTGGATTAGCAGGTTCGTTTTTTCCGAGTCAGATTTTTTTCAGATATTCCATCTCAATGATGAACGCGATAGGAAAACTGTTGAGGCTTTTATCCCCGTTGACATGGATGATCGTTTGCCTGATTACTATAGCAGGTATTACGATGTTGGCAGGGATTCGCTTGTTACTTTCTCTCCAGTACCGAAACCGGATGCGACTTTGGAAGTTATCAACACAAGATTGGAATCGCGCAAACGAACCTTGTAAGTTGATATTTTTCGCTTGACAGCTTAGGCTTACCCGAGCTACAATGGCGGGGAAGGGGAAGACTCATGGATGAGAACATCATCACCTGGAATGTAACAAACTGGATAACAGTCATACTCATGGCCGCTATCGGTTTTTCTTTCCTGGGTTTGCTACAGAAACTTTGGAGCAAACATAGCGGGGGCAAAAATGCAAGTACTTAATTGGAAGATGTTTTTGCACCCGATGAATTATCTAACGATTCTTATGATGCTTGTTATCGCAGGAATCGCGGGACATGAACTGTTGTCGCTGTTAGGTGTGGAACCTGCTACAGCGAGGTAAGTTTGTGCAACGTCAATTCGCGAGTGTGGATAGGACTCTTGCTTAACTGTCATCAATTAAAAGGATGAATCCATGCAACAGCAAGCAGCCGCACCAGCAAAATCTCCACAGCAGTTGAACGCGCTCCAGCGTCAACTCGTGTTGAGTCAATCCGTAGAGATGACTCAACAAATTTACAGTGGGACAGTCAATCCCGCTGTCAACAATATTTTGAATGTCCAACCGCGCAATGTTGGACTTATCAAGCGTTTCATTGTTGAGATTGTCGCAACGTTGAATAATACCGGGGCAGATACCGCAACGTTGACAGACATTGGATTGGCGAATCTCCTTTCTAACGTAAATTTCACTGATCTCAACAACAATACCAGAATCAACACAACTGGATTGCATCTAACGTTACTTTCGACGGCGAAACGCCGTCACCCGTTTTCGAGTACTGGAAACTTCAATACTGCCGATGGTAACAACCTTTCGCAGATGCTCAATGTGCCTCCAGCATTGTGGCCCATTTTTGTTGCGCCAACAACAATCGCAACAGGCACTTCCGGCACCGTAAGAGCGGTATTTGAAGTTCCTCTTGCATACAGCGATGATGATTTGCGTGGATCTGTATACGCAAATGTTATCAACGCAACAATGCAACTTGGATTTACTTTCAATATCAATGCGCTAGTTGCTGCTAATACCGATTATACAAACGCTGTTTATGCCGGTTCGGCAGGGACATTCACTTCGGCGACTGTGACCGTCACGCAGGTGTATCTTGACCAGTTGCCATTTAACGCAAAAACCAATGCGGTTGTTTTGCCGGTTTTGGATTTGTCTACCGTGTATGAGTTGAAGAGTACAAACTTCAACGCTATCTCGGAAAACAATGACTTTCCGATACCGTACGCTAACTTCCGTGATTTTCTGTCTGTGTTTGTCATTTACAACAGCAATTCCGCAATTGCGGCGGGACGGACTGTTGGAACAGACATGAATTATCTCGCTTTGCAAACAGCGAATTTCACAAACATTATCAAACAAGGTCCGTTGTACTGGGCAAAACTTGCGCGTGATGTTTTCAATTCAGACCTTCCCGCTGGTATTTACTACGTGAATACTCGCAAGAAGCCTGTTTCCACCACCCAATACGGAAACGAGGAAATTATCCTCAACGTCTCAACATCCACTGCACAAGCGTATGCACAAGTGTACTGGGAAGACATGGCATTACTCAATACACTTGCTTCTGCTGGTTCTCTGGCAGGTTAATCTTCGCATCCGATGAATGGTTGCCCATCGGACGTGTGACGGCTGCTAACAGGATTCGCCGCTGACCTGTTAGCAGCCTACAAATTCAGTAACGAGGTTTTCATCATGCGAGGAATGGTATCAAAAATCTTTGATTGGTTTTGGCATGGAACAAACAGCGATCTTACAACGATTGATTGGTTCGCGTTCGTTGCCATTACCATGATTGCTGGTTTGCTTTGGATGCGTGTAGTAAAGCAGACTATTTGAAAAATCAATCCGAAAGGATAGATTTTAACCGCAACTTTTCAACACTGGAGGATTCACCGTGAAGTACATTACTGTCAGCGCAATCATCACCGCGATTGTGTTCTATCTTGTGGGAGTGAAGTTTCCTTCCATCGGGAACAAACTGTTTTCCGCTGTTGGAATGTAACGGAGGTTTTTCGTGCAATCTAACTACATAGCAGGTTTTTTGATTGTCGGTTTCATTGTTTGGATTGTGATGAAAGGACAATTGAAAGACTATCGCGCAGTAATCGGTATTTGAGTATGCCTTTTGCGTTCCTCATTGTCGGAACGGTGTTTGTTATCGCAGGTGTGCGAAACACCGTTTCGGGAGACAAAGGTTTGATAGCTCTCTTGAAGAGTGACTTTACCGGAAACGATAATTTTCTCTTTTGGATGCTCTCAATACTTGTGATAGGAGCTATTGGTTACTCGAAAGACTTGCAGCCTTTGTCAAGAACGTTCATGGCTTTGGTTGTAATCGTATTGCTGCTTTCCAATGGTGGAGTTTTCAACAAGTTAAATCAACAGCTTTTTGGAGGCTCTGCAACGTCAACAAATTCGCTGCTTAATTCATCGGTTTCGAGTTTGCCGATTACACAATCAGCGATAACTGGTTTTGAAGGAATTGGAGGATAACTCTCATGGGTGATCAGCTTATCGCCAGTGTTGTTACAGTTGCAACTGCTATTGTCGGAGTCGCAATCATCGCTGTTTTGGTATCACAGAAAGCGAACACATCCGGTGTTATCAGCGCGGCTGGAAACGCTTTTGCAAACGATCTTTCAGTCGCTGTTTCTCCGGTCACAGGCAGTTCATCCGGCTTGGGATTCGGAAACAGTTTCACAGGTGGTGGTGTTGGACAAATGAACGAATACTAAATTCGTTCGCTGAAACGGATAGGTCAATCATGCAAAATCCTTTCAAGAAAAAGAAAATCGTTTCTCCGAGAGATGGTATTTATTCATACCATCATGGGGAAACGCTGTCCAATGGTACAGAGGAATTTGCTTTTGAATATCCATTCAATCTTCCATCGCTACTTTTTCGCGGTGCCGGAAGATTGGCTGGTACTCTAAGCATTTTTCCTGGACCTCAATCTCGATACCATTATCGAGTTACACAAATCGGATTAGGCGGACTTCCCGCTGGTTTTATCTATCAACAGCCGTTGATTGAACATGAACCAGAGATTGAAGGTATGCAATGAATTTCGCTTGGATAAAAGAACACCCATACCTAACAGGTTCTGCTGCACTTGTTGGAGGATTCCTGCTTTATTTGTTGCTTTCTCGCAATTCTTCCGGTGGAACATCATCCGGCAGTGACGAATCGAGTGAGCTTGCAGCAGATGTAGCTTTGCAACAGACAGCAGCGCAGAGCTCAGCGCAGCAAGCACAGTTACAAGCGCAGTTACAAGCAACACAGATACAGGCTAATGTTGCGTCACAACAAACACAGGCGCAGCTTGAAGCTACAAACACGACTACAGCCGCACAACTTGCAGCGTCACTTTATGAAACACAAGCGGGCGTGCAGACAAACGCTATCAACGCAAATGCTTCAACTGTGCAAGAAGCGAATCAGTTGAACTACGCCGAAAATATCCAGTCAATGCAAGACAATGTTTTGATGTCTCAGTTGAACGACCAAACTACGGAAGCATTGAACGCGAATGCAACTGAACTTGCTGGACAGCAAAACCAAAATGCGACTCTCGTGCAACTTGGCCAGCAACAGGCCGATGTACAAACTGCTGGATTGACAGATGCGACTACAATTGCATCTCAACAGCAGCAAGACCAGTACAATCTTTCATCGACTGTTTTGGGTGCTGTTACGGCTGCTGGTTTAAATCATGGAACGGAATCGTTATCCAGTTCTTTGACTGCCGATATTGCTGCTGCTCTTGGAGAGCAAAGCACAGCAACAGCCGCGACACAAAGCAGCGCGCAAGGCGCCATCGCAAGCGCAGCGGAAGGCGCAAGCATTACCAATTCCTTGACGAAAGGCGCGGTTGATGCTTTGGGGGCGTTATTCGCATGAAAATTGATTGGAAAAAAACAGGAATCATTGTTGGAGCTATTAGCGCAGCGTCAACCATTGCATACCTTATTTTCAGGTATGAAAAACAGCAAGCGATAAACGATTCTCAGAATGATGCTTCAAACGCCGAATATGCTTCTTTGGAAGAAGAAAACAATGCAGATATTATCGCATCCCTTCCGACCATCGAAAATCTTTCTCAGGGAAACAATACCGTAGCGTCAACAGGCACCGTTGACAGCGGAGATGATACAGTATCAAGTCCGACATCGGTCAATACCGTTGACCCATCGGTAGAGGCTATAACTTCGCAGTTTGCCGCTCTTGCCTCTCCTATCTCAGCATCTTTGCCAACAGCAGCAAGCGTAACGGTTTTGCCGATTACTCCTGCAACACCCGTTGACAATCCATCGATCGCTTCGCAGCCAACAGGCAATACAGGCACTGCAAGCATTTCAAATTCCGGTTCACTTTCCGGTGTAAAAGTGATTCTCAACGGACCGGCTGTTGATGGACCTTCTGCTGGTGATCATATTTTCGCTTCTGGTTATGGCAATAATTTTTCTTAAACAAAGGTGGATGAATGTCTACAACTCTCATTCCGTTGCAGTCACTTTCGCCGTACGACGAAAGCAACGTTGAATCCTTGCTTGACGCAATGACAACAGAAACGGCTGTAGGAACGCCACAGGCAACAAAATTAGCAGGTCAATCAGCGAATGCCATCTCAGACATTCTAAATTCTACACAGCAGAATCCATCAACACAAACTATGCCACAATCTTCTGAGAGTCTCATGGATTCTTTGACATCGCCGTTCACCCAGGGTGTAAACACTTTGTCTAGCATTGGAAAATTCACATCTTCTATCACACTTGAAAATATCGTTGCAATCATTGTTGGACTCATTTTGATTGCAGCAGGTCTTTTCAGTTTCAAAACAACATCCACAGTCATTCAGACTGTAGGACGCGCGGCTGTTTCGGGTTCCAAAACGATTGGAGAGTTATCAGCATGAAAAAATTGATTGTTTTCGCATTCGTGTTTTTCACAGCATCTTTAGCATTCGCTCAGAATACAACTGTAACAGGCGCGGTTGTAGACAGCGATACAACAGTGTGGAGCAACGGAACTATATCTGCTCAACTTGTCAATCCGTCCGGTGGAAAAGTTGTTTACATCGGAACGGTATTGCCAGTAACTTACAGCGTTTTTTCATCTCTTGATTCTGTTGGACATTTTTCATTCATTGTTGCAGACAACACGAAAATCGTTCCATCCGGTACTTGCTGGCAATTTTCTATTCAATCCGAAACATCCGCTCCACCATCCGTAACAAATTGTTTTGTCATTTCTGGAACTACAGAAAATGTGACTACAAAAATAACTCCGTTCATTGTTGCCCCGCGTTTCAATGGGTACAATAATGCGTTCGGATATGCAAACGATGAAGTCAATAATCCTTCAATCGGAGCGAGTTATTGGAACACTGTTTCCAAAAATCAATGCACGTATAGCGGTTCATGGGTGTGTTCTATTGATATGGTTTCAAACGCGTATGGTTTTGGGTTTGGTTGTTTGCAATCATCTTACTATTTTTTGTTCGATTATACATCGAATCCCGATGATCTTGTTTTAGCGCCATGCATTGAAAACGGGCAGGTTGGATTCAGAAACGCTATATCAAATTCTGACCTTGCTTTTTTTGCTGAAAAAGGTACTGGTATTTTGCACATCAATGACCGTCAATATCCGGGAATTGACTTTAATCTATCACAAAACGAGGGTTCATGGCAACTGCCCGAAGGATTAAACTTCTACACAAATACCGGAAGTAACGTAGTCGCTGCTCCAGTTGCAAGTGGTTCAGGATATACAAGTGTTGGAGCATGTTATGTAATAGGTGGAACTTTATTAAGTGGAACAGCAGATACCTGTACTTTATCGATTGTTTCAGGCGGGGCTGTTTCTATTGCTATTTCACAAAACGGAATTTATACAACCCAACCAACATGCTCATTTGATGGTTTGGTAGGTGGTACAAATTTTCAATGCAATTTTCTATTGTCAAATCAAAATACACCTGGATACACATTCGATTATGAACCGGACGGTTCGATACATTATCGTGTTGGATACGCTGGCAGCGGAGGACAACACCTGTTTTCTGTTGACAAAAATGGAAACATGACTTTGAACGGCACAAATTGCGGAGCAGGTACATATATTAAATCCGATGATACAGGATGTGGTATCCCTGTATCACCTGTATCAGGTGTACAGTATCCTGTTGCGGGCACACTCTATATTGCCGATGGAGATTCGCGCGAAATTGTAGGCATTGGGCCAGACCCACAGCCAACAGGTTTCACTCCAAATCAAGATGCTGGAAATATCCCGATGTTGCTTGCGCGTCAATCCTCTCTCAATCAAGGTCAATCGCCTGTAGTTTTGACTGCCACAAATTGTGTTGATGATGGAACGACTGCAACCGTAACTGTTTCCGGTTCGTTGCCTGTTGTAAATCAAGTAATTGAGATTGAGGGTTTTCCATCGGGAAATTGCAATCAACTAAATTCGTCTGTCAGCAACAATGTTTACAACGTTAGCACAATCGGAAGCGGAACAGTTTCATTCCCATTTTCTACAACAGCGTTTTCGTCTACAGCAGCATCCGGCACCGTAACCAATTGGGGCATGATGGTAAACCTTTCCACAAGTGGCACAGCCTCTAGCGCAAATTCCGGTTTTGCAACCAATGTTTACCCGCTTGCTGTCACCGCTAGTGGAAAATGCGACGTGCTAGAAAATAATGGAGGA